CGGCTGCGTGCGTTACGCCTAGAACGGTGGTTCGTCACCACCATCGACTGGACCGGACTGTGCCGGTTGAACAGGTTGCATGTTACCGAACCTTATTGACAGACACACGTCGTCCGCAAGTACCTGTGTCCGAGTCACCTCGACACCTTCCTTGTTCGTGTACTTGTCCTCGGTCAGCTTGCCTTCAACCACGACCCTGGTGCCTTTGCCGAGCGACGCAGCAGCGTTCTCAGCAAGATCACCAAACACCGTGACGTTGTGCCACATCGTTTTCTTTTTGTCGTCCTTGCCGGTCGTGTCAGCAACAGAGAACTTCAAGATAGCCATGCCACCCTGCGAGTACTTCAACTCGGGTTCACGACCGACGTTCCCGGCAATAGTTATACGGTTCACTTGGAGATCATCTCCTTGAATGTTGACCTCAATGCGTCGAGGTCGTTGACGGTCACATCGTCCAATGTGACAAGGGCTTTATCGGCAACGTCTTGCGGGTCAAGGTTTGCGCCACGGCACGCAGCGAAGAATCGTTCAAGCGTGTCACGGTCAACCTTTTCGTTGTCCGCTACCGGTTTCGGTGCTGGGCTTGCCACCTGCTTCTTCGGTGCAGACTTCTTAACTGGAACCGGAGAGTCAGACCATTCTTCTTTTGACCAGAGAGACAGGGCCACACCGAACCGCATCGCAGCGTTCCGAATAAAATCGGACACCAACTCCTTCAACAAATCCTGTTTGTTGTGAGGGGCCGAACCGATAGCAAGCCTGGTGTGCCCAAGCAGGGTCATTGCGCCAGCCATGTGGGCCATACCGTTCTCAACCCGATACGACGGCAAACCGTCATCGTCAATCTTCAACGGTTTCCAATCCCACAACGGATCAATCTCGATCAAAATTTTCGTGATCTCAGCGTGACCGACATAGTCAAGTTGGATGTTGCCCCGAGGCAACTTGCCAACAATTTTCGGATCAGGAACACCGTACTTGTCAAGTACAAGTTTCAGTTTCTCGGTGTTTGTGTCACTCACTTCTTTCCTCCTGTGAGTCGAAGCACTCGGAAGGTGCTGCTGGTTGTGTACTGCTTGTGCAGATCGGGATGTTCGGAAGCGAACCTTTTACCGTCGAACGAGGACCGTGACTGCCGCCGCCATGTGACAACCTGCTCGCCGTTCACCAGTCCGACAGTAGCACCGTCAAGAGCCATCGCCAACTGGGCTTTCAGCTCGTCCTCACGGGCAAACACTTCTTTCTTTTCCTCTTGCACCGCTGCCAACTGGAAAAGCAACGGTTCCTGATCGGAAATATCGGCTGGTTCGTCACCAACCGGGAAACCTTTAGCAAGGTCGTTGTAGTTATGTTCCCATTCGTCGGGGATGATGCCGACAGCAAGGTTCCTACAGAAATCTGCAACCTGAACAATGTGCGCTTCAACGTCTTCAGGCGACACCTTCTGGACGTACAGTTTCAAATCGAGTGTTGCGTCAAACACTCCCCATGTCACCTCTGTCACACCGGCACAGATCGCCTGTTGCACACCTTGCCAATGCCAGTAAGCGGGTAACGGCCCGTACCCTTCAAGGTTTGCGTCAACGTCAAACGTACGGTTGTACGTTTTGATCTCAATGACACAATCAGGATGTTTCTCATGGCCAACAATCCCGTCGAGCGTGGCAATCATCACCGCACCCTTGTCCTCAGCCTGATACATCACTTCAGGGGTACGAATCTCAACACCGAGTTCGTCAGCGACCCAATCCAAAATGACAGGTTCAAGACGGTTGCCTCGGTCCATTGCCCGATTCGTCTCAGTCACCTCAGGTTCAGGGGCGAGCTTGCCTAACGCCAACGCGTACTTCGTTTTGAAACGATGCTCGGCATGCACAGATGCGGCTTCGGATGCTGACACGACAGGCCAACCAGTTTCGTCACGGTGACGGATCTTCAACCATTCCATTGAGCCATGCTCAGGTTTAGGTATCGTTCTCCGGTCCATTGTTCCTCCTTGTTGAGTGGTCTAACGCAAGGATAGACACACGGTGTGACACTCTGTCAAGCAATATCTTCCTCGAACCAGTTCACCGGCAGATGAGTGGCGAGGCTGAACATGCGAACCACGTTCTCCATCGGGATGTGCGTCACATCAGAAACTAGGGTCGGGTTCTCTGCGTCAGGCATCAACGTGCCAACAACAGTCAAATGCCCATCCAAACATTTCGGCCACACCCAACCAACCGACAACGCCAACACCGGCTCAGGCCTATACATTTCTGGTTCAATCCATGTGCCCGGTGCCGAATGGGTGTCACGCCATTGGACAACAACCATCGGCCAAGTGTTGTCTTCTTCGTCGTAAACGTGTTCAGCCATCAGTCCTCTTTCGGGTTGTAAGGGCTTCCTGGACGGTCGCATTCCCGGCAACGCCGACCGTAAGACACCGGCCACACTTCGCCACACCTGTCGCATTCCAACAGGTTACTCACTTCTTGCCTCGGTTACGGGCACGATTCTTCGACGCAGATTCGAGCGTGGTAGACCCATCCTTTTTATGGGAAACGTCCTTGCCGCCCTTGCCCATGATGCCACGCTTCCGACGTTCAGCAGCCAGCTCGGCACGATACTTGCGGCGCGCAGGCGAGTCATGATACTTCGTGTCGTACTTCTTCTTCTTCTCAGCCGCCTCAGGATTATCCCGATAATACTGGGCTGAACGCTTCGGATTTTTTACCTTTGGAGGAGCCATGAATCAAGTGTACAACTTGCCTCGGAACCATGTTTGGCCGCCATGAATCGGTATCTGCTCATACCAGAACGGGCCATCACCCTCCGCAAACGTCACAACAGCGAACCCTTGTTGCCAATCCTCGACAACAGTCAAAGGTCGCCCGTCGAGATCAAGCCCGCCGCGCGTCGAAGGGACCGCTCCGTCCGTTCGTGCGAGCGTGCCAGGGGATGCGGCCAAGATAGTTTTAGGCCCGTCGTAATCCTCCCGGCTTCGCTCGGCCCATTCACGTCGATGGATGTGCCCGTAGATGACAGAACATTTCTCGCTCGCAAGATATCCATGAGCTGTTGAGCCGTTTGATCTGACTTTCGTGCCATGAATGACTTTGAGTTTCTCGTTGATCCAGAAAGACGACGCGGGGTAGCCAGCCAGATACCTAATCCGATACTCGTCGAAACGACACAGATAAGGGACGCTAAGAACAGGTAGCCCATGCGGGTCATTGCCTTTGCGTAAACCGAACGCTGCTTTGAGATTGTCAAGTGTTGCATTAGTCAACCTTTCCTCATGGTTGCCAGCGATCCACACGATGTCCGCTTCTGGGGCGCAAGCGCGCAACTCGGCGGCGAACGTAGTGCATCGGTCGATGGATGCTTGAGTGGTGAGAGCGAACGCTGGGGACAGCCGGTACTTGCCGAACTCGGGTGCGTCAAGGTTATCGCCAACCAACACCACCAGATCCGGGTTCAGTTCACGCATCACCGACAGGCATAGCGTGATAGCGGATTCATCATGGGTTGGGACCAACGTGCCGTCAGCGGCCCTGTAATAGCCGATCTGTACGTCAGGGACAATCACACAGGTTTTGTATCCGTCGGGCCGTACAAAGCCTTTCAGAGGCTTCACAGAGCATTTGACTGGCGGTCCTTGCCGGACAGGGTCCCACTGTGGTCCGTCCTCCCATGACGGCGACAGTTGCACACCGATCAAATCATGGATCTCGGCTTCGCCCTCATCGTTCTTCGTCAAACTCTGATACAGCGAAACACGTTGGATTTTGCCGACCTCGTCAACATCAATCCCGTTACGTTCCAACAAACCAGCAATCTTGCCCAACACCTCTTTCTTCGGCAACGGTGGACCTTGCTGAATATCGTCAGAGAGTCCCACAAGAACATTCCCCACGAAGATGGCGTTGAATCGTGTTATCCGCAATCGGATAACCGTTCTCAGTTAGAACATGAGCAAGCCAAGTAGCAGTAGCCCCATGCTTCCTTCCCATCCTAGATGCCCGAGGTTGGGAGTACACCGCTTCCAACGCCGTGTTGAACGCATCCAAATCTTTCCCAGACAACTGTTCACGGAACCGAGCTATACGGCACCGCAAATTCGGTTTCGCTTCCGGTATCTCGGTGAGTGCTTGTGCGAGTCCCATAATCCTCCAATGCGGTCAAGATCGAAGACAGTTTTGCTTCTTCAATCGGTCCTCGAGGAACAACTCTACACAAAAACGATTGTATGTCAAGAATTTGGGTGGCCGACAACATTGCCCTCCTGCCGTGCTGGGACGACTAGCGGATCAGTCGTCGTGGTGGGCGTGCCACCCTATGTGATCGTCCAACCGTTCGTCAATGCGATCAACCTTGTGGTCAATCTTCCGCAACAAAAAAGCGTTGCTTGCATGATCACGGTTGTTCTCGCGACGTGTCCGTTCAATAAGAACAGTAATCACACCGCCAGGTGCCAACACGGCAAGAATGATGACGAGCCATGTCGGCATCGCAAATCAATCCTTGAACGCTTCTTCGATTTCGGCAACTGTCAAATCGCCATCCTTGTAAGCAACAGCCAACATTTGGACGACACCAAGAACAGCGACAGCACCGGACATCACCGCAGCTTTCCACACCTCAACATCGAGGACGACACCAGCGGTCACGTTCGGGATAGCAGCAGCGACACCGGTCGCCACAAGACGCTTCACAATGGATTCAATCATCAGTAACTCCGTTCAGTCTGCCGTTGCTTGAAGGTCAACGATAATGTCGCACTCGGTTGAAGCCGACAACGAAATGTGGTTGTTCTCAACAGGAACCCATGACGTGTTACAGATCGCTTCGTCAGCGAAATTCACGTTTGACACATCGGGTTGCTTGCCGCCACCCCACGCAACAATGAAACCGGGTTTCCCTTTCGGAACGACAGTCAAGTTCACAAAAACTGCGCCAGCGTCAACCACTTTGATCTTCTTCGTTTCGCCTGCTTTGAACGAACCGGTAAGTCGAGTGTCTGCGACACGGACAGGAGGTTGGACAAGTTTCATTTCGTAGTCCTCGGTGTAATTGATGGGGGCTGGATGAAATTCTGTGGTTGGCGGGTTGAGTAGACGATCAAATGTCGTCTTGTACCAGTCGGCATCGTCGGCTCGGTCGGGCGCGATTTCCACATGCACCCAGTCGCCACCAGGGCTGCCCGAGAAAGCGCGGCTGCTGTAGTTCGTCCACTCATCGCGGTCGCATTTCCAGCCTCGACCGTACGGTTTCGGGTAGTAGTCGAAGATTGCTTCGATGAGGAGTTCGTCCCGATGTTCGTACAGGAAATCCATTACTTGGCACGCAACATTATAGTCGCCGCAACCTTTGCTTCCCATGTCACGCCATGAAATGTCCGCCGCCTTGCCCGTCGAATGAACGGACGGTGTTTGTTTCCCTCGTTTGTTACGAATTCCCCACGTCCCGTTGTTCCATAAACCTTTGTTGGTCCATGCTTCGACGCTGTCTACGAGTTGTTCGAGGCCAGCTCGTTGTCCGGTTGCGTTGCGGTCCCAGCCGGTGTATTTGCGGGCCATTAGTGGGCCTTGATTTGGAAGTTGACTGCGAGGTGTGCGTTTGTGACGTTGAATGCTGCTCCGGTGAGTGCTGCACCGCCGTCACCAGAGTTGCCGCTAAAGTCGCTCACCCCACCGGCAATGGTGATTGCCGGATCGGTGTACCCAGAATTGAACGAAGCAATGTCTACAGTAACGCTGTGAGTGTGCGAAAAGTCGCTGCTGTTTACCTGAAGGCCTGCGGTAACAGGCTCAAGGTATTGGTCAGGGATACGGTGAACTTGGCCTGAGCCGGTTGGGGTGGTGTAAGAACCGACACGTTCAACAACATCGTCGCTTGGACCTCCACTCGTCACCGAAATTGATTCCGGGTCCACCGTGTGACGGTGCTGCGCTTGGTCAGCAGTAAAGGTATTCCCGTGGCCGTGGTTGATCGTGTGAACGTGTTTCGGCAAATTCGTCGCAGACAACGTCGCCGTGTTTGACCCACCAGACGCACCAAGAGCGGTCGTGCCAGCACCCTCCAACATCTGGTTAGCCATGTTAGGCAGCAACAGCGACGTGCCAGACTTCCAACTCGCAGGAGCAGCCGACCACAAGGCCGGATAGTTTGACGACGCATCCGCAACCGGTAAGCCATTCAACAACAACCAGCCTGCGTCAGCAGACGACTTCACCGTCGCCACAATCGTCCCGGCAGGAACCAACTTTTCAACCAACGCTGCAACCAGCTTCGCCTCAGTCACCGCTCCAGAAGCCAACTCGGCAGTATCAACCGCACCAGCAGCAATCTTCGCAGCAGTCACCGCGTCAGCAGCAATACTGTCCGTACCAACCAAACCCCAAGCCAACCCAGACGACGCACCAGACGAAGCCGTCAACACATAATCATCAGATCCGACAGCCAGACGAGCAAACGCCGAAACCCCATGCGAAACCAGATCACCCTTCGCTTCCCACATTGAAGCCAACTCGTTCGCCTCATCAGCATCCGTCGCCGTGAACACCGGATACACCGTTGCACCCGCCGCATGAGTCACCGCATTCGTACCATCCAAACCACGGTCCGAATCAGACGCAATCGTGACCGAACTGTCACCCGAAGACGTACGAGAAACCAACACCTTTTCCTCGTTCGCCGTACCAGGCTCAAACACAACAAAAAACTTGTTCGACCCGAACGGCCAACCAGTATTAGCGTTCAACCCGACCGTGACAGAACCCGCGTTCGTTGAGGCCAACGTCGCAGTAGTGGTAGTCGAAACCGAACCACCAGCATATTCGCGTCTATCTACAGTCATATCACTCCACCAACGATCTCAACGTAACAGTCGCAGTCCCATCAAACACATAACTGTTATTCGGGGTGTCAACTGGCATCCATTCTACACTCTCTGCAATCACCTTGTAGGTGCGTGGCCCTTCCTGAAACGTCACAATGCGCGGCGTATGAATCAAATCCCGCAAATACTCCAACTCGCCGTCAACATCCACATCATATTCACGGTTATGAATAAATAAACGGGAATGCAACAGGATTGGGATTTGGAACAACTCTGAACGAGTTGGAGTGGGCACAGCGCGAGCCTGCCAACGGGCCAACACCGGACCTTCAGACGGAGTGACAGCGTCACGGTTCAACGTGACACGAAACTTTGCTTCACGGAACCCGTCGTCCGGACCGGTAAACGTCGCAGATGTAGAACCCTGAGCGTAAGCGGTGCCTAACGGTTCCCAGTTGCCGTTATCAAACGCATAGTCAGCTCCGATTGTGCCATTCAACCCTTGATATTCGAAATCGAAGAACGCCAAAAACTTTTTGTCTGGGATACCCCAACGCCAAGTGCCTGTCTCCAAGTAACCCGACTCGACAAGGTTGTCTTCGTCCTCGACGACAACGCCGACACCGGACACGGTGAACACTCGTTTCCCGTCGAACGTGGTGACATTCAGAACGTCGCCCTGACCTTCATACATCAGATCGGGTGCCCGTACAGGTTCGTTCACCCCGACGAAACGGGCAAGATCAATGCGACCCAACCCTGTGCGATCGCCCGTGTAGTTCGTGACACCAACCCACACATACTGGTCGTAACCTCTGGCAGACAGAACCGGGTTCGGTGCCGAAATGTTGCGGCCCACCACCAAGTTTGCGTTGCCGTCAGCAGTCGCGTAACGCACACCAACATTTGTGCCAATCAGAACGTATCCGAGGTAATCGGTGATCGAGTTCACCACTTCACCGATAGGTAACTGGGCTGCGACAACAGGTTCGTCCAACGTGCCGTCAGCTTGAATTGTTACTTTGTAAATGAGTGATCGTTGCCCCGAGTAACCGGCACAATAGATAGCGTTTTGTCCTCCGGCGAACCCTACCCAACGGAACTTGCTGTCCGGTTGCGTATAGTCGGCGCTCGGGTTGTGCCCTGACGGGTCGAACCACAGTTTGCTTGAACTGGTGCTACCAGCAACCAGATGACCTTTTGCGTAACCAATTTTGTTGAATTCGACACCGCGCGCTTCTGCCGTGCCAGCCAACGTGTGTGTCCCACCGTCAACCTTCACAATCCCCTGCGTCGAACCAGTCCCAGCAAACACAACATATGCGTCCGCACCAATCGTTTGAATGTCACGGATCGTGCCGGTGCCCGTAATCGTTGTCCACGTTGGAGACACAGCAAACGGATCAGTTGAATACTTGATGTCCGAACCGTCCGTGTACCAAACCTCGTCACCAACAACTGCTAGGAACAGGTTTGTTCCAGCCGTCGAGGACGACAATTTTGTGTCGTTCAACAACGTGAGTTCGCCCGTTTCCCACACGTCAACACCCAACGACAAATTGAACCGTTCAACATTCGAATCAGGGATGTCCGCATACTTCTGATCCATCCCGAAATGCCACGACGACTGGCCACGCCGCCACAACCCTTGAGGGTTGATCGCAGCCTCACCAGGAATATCAGAACCGTCCTGCGATTCACGCAACCGTGCCTCAAACGTGCGGGCATACCGGCCAGAAGCCATGTCCAACATGTATGGGCGACCGGCAATAGCGACAGGGAACACGTCAGGGACAAGATCCGACGAACCGGGGTTACCAGTGTAAAACGCCGGTCCACCCGTGTACGGGGCAGTAAACGCGATAAGCGACATAGTCGCCTACTTCCGTATACGGATCGGATATTGGCGGTTTAGCCGTGCCGCTTCGGCTTGGATACGGTCACGTCGTAACCGTTGCAACTGGATCATCGAGTTTGATACTGCACCGGATGGCACTTCTTCTGGGCGGCGTGTGTCGCCTTGCGATTCGGTGAAGTTGCGTTTGATTTCGCGTCCGGCCATGAGTCGCATTTGTGCGCCTAATACGAGCAGGTCGTCTAAATATGCGGATGCGCCAACATCGGTGACTGTTGACGATTCGGAGCTGAACGTGCCGTACCCGGCTTTGTAGATGACTCGGATGGTGCCTGCACGGGTGAACTGGTCGAGGGCTAATACGAACCCGGAAGCGAAATCGCTGGTTGGCATGTCTCGTAACAGTCGGACTTCTCGTAGCACCGGGTAGTCGTCGTTCAGATACCGGTAGCGGACATCGAACAGGTCGATCATGTCTGTCGCACCAGTGATGTTGAGCATCCGGTCGGAACCGTTGTATGCGATGTCAACGGTTTTGACTTGGAACAGGCCGTTCATTGGGGATGACAGGTCGTTCAGGTCCGAGTTCAACTGGTTCAGGACGGAGGATCGTGGGAATCGTGGTGACACGGTAGCGATGGCACCCGTGTCGTGTGATGCTGCGGTGGTGCCGTTGAACCCTCGTTCCACGGTCAAAGTTTTTGACGACGAGTTCGAGGACCACACATACATTTGTTCGTTGTCAAGTTCGAACACGCTGCCGTCACGCAAACCGCCCAACGGGTACAGCATTGTCAGGGTTGCGTCGGACGTGCCGACAGGGGACGCAACCTTGTTACGTTCCTCGACCGTTCCTGCTAGCAGCCCGCCAACAACACGGTCAATGAGTTGACCGGCAGTTGTCACTTCTTCTTCCCGTACTCCCGGCGACGATCAGCAGCCGATTCGGTTCGTTCGTGTTCGGTGTGTTCTGCCATTGACAGTGCAGGACCGAACGATTTTGAACCGGGACCGTTCGACGATGAACGTTTCTTGTTTTTCATGTACTTGCCGCCGTAAACAGTCATGCGCTTATTGTACTACAGGATTCCGGTTTCGATCTGAGAACGATGTTCCGCTTTCTGTTCCAGATTGCGGGCACCATCAACTGATGCAGGTTGCAGACCGTCACGACGCAACCGTTTGTATGCGTCCATGTCTTTTTCCCAGCGGCGTTCCGTCGCGTTCACCGACGCTGCATGATTCCTGCGGGACGGCATCGCAGACGAAGCGAACGCCACACCAGCAATACGGCAAGCGAAACAGCCTTCGACGTTCAACTCGGGATGGGTTTCTTGATGTTTCATGTCAGGAAACATAGTCGCCGTAACCAGCTGCGACAAGATCGGCTTTCTCGTCTGCGTCAACAACATTGTTGTGACCGCCGTAATACACTTTTTCGAAATCGTCTGGCTGGTCAGGGTCGTTTTCGGTGTATGTGCCTGACGTAAGTTTCCACACGTTCCGTCCGCGTGGCCCTGGTTCGAAGAAGCGGAACAGTGCTACTCGGGTTGTTTTGCGTGCGGTGAGGTTGGACCAGTAGCGGGGACCGGTGAGGTCTACAAAGTTGTCGGTTGGTGGTCGGAACACGAAGAATCGTAGACCGGTTGCGGTGCCGGAACTTGTGCCGTTGCCTGATGCTTCTCGACGATATAAACGTCGTGACGTGTTCGTCGAGGTGCCTGTGCCTGTGCCGCTGCCGGTGCGTGGATGGGTGTGGAGGCCGACTGCGATGCTTGCAGCGGTTGCTGTCCCTGAGCCGTATCCGGTGCGTAAATGTTCGTGAACTATCGTGTTGTTTGAGGTGCCTGTGCCGGAACCTGTGGCGGTGCGGAACCGGATGATGACGCGTGTTGTGGTGGAGGTGCCAGCACCGTTGTTTGTGGCGGTGCGGAGGACGGTGCGTACACTGGTTGTGGTTGAGGTGCCTGTGCCTGTGCCGTTGGCGGTTGTTGTGACGGTTTTGGAACCGTTCCAGCCGGTTGCTGCGTTGCTGTATGTGATTGTGGTTGAGGCGTATCCGGCGGCGATGTTGGTGGTGCCGCCGTCGTAGGCGAGTGTTTCGCGGTCGTATTGGTAGTCGGGGTTGTCGTAGTCGTCGGTGACGGTTTCCCCGGCGTAGTTGATGTGTTCTTGGTAGTCGGTGGAGGATTCGTAGAGACGTGCCATTTACGTCTCCTTGTCAGCTTGGTGGGTTAGGGAAGTCTGCGGTCGGACCAGCAACCCATGTGTCAGGGAAGTCCCTCAGGGCTTGCCGGTCAACCGGTGCGTCAGCGAACAGGGCAGCGGTTTTACGCATTGCGGTACCACAATTCCACTTGGAAATTGCCTGCGGATGTCCACGAAACAGGTGTAGACGCGTCTATTTCGTCGAACTGTGCGAAGGAACCGGTCGTGACGATCGCAAACAGTCGAACATTGGTCGCATAGTCTTTGTATACGGACCCGATGTAGGAACCGCTGCCACTTGGCTGGATGCGGCATTGCGAACCAAAAATGTCAGCACCTGAACCGGTTGTCGGTAGGTTGAAATCAGGGTTACCGGAGAACGTGCTCGTGGAACCCGCCTGGAAAGCGACCTGAACAAACACTAGGTCGTTTATTTGGCAATATGCGCCGGTCAAGCTGCCGTTGCCGACGCTCCAAGTGTCCGAGAACGTCGGCGTGTAGGCGGTCCATTCTCCGATCGTCCCGGCACCGGTACCCAGCTTTGTTTGTACCGCGACCATCGCATCATTCAAATCGGCGTGTTGTGTGGCGTGAG